CAACATTCAACATTCAAAAAAAATGAAAGCGAACACTTGGAAAACAATTCTGCAGATAGCCATCAGCATACTGACCGCTATCGCTACTACGCTCGGAGTAACGAGCTGCATGGGATAAAAAAAACTGAGAAATCCGGTCATTAAGGTCATGGTCATTAAGGTCATTAAGGATTTCCAAAGAAAGTTAAAGGGAAACGAGTAAAAAATCATCATTTTTTTCTAAAAATAGCATAACTATTTGATAATTAAGAAATAACGAGAAAATAAAACCAACTTAGTCGGCGAAAAATCGGTGAAGGTATAGAGGACTGCACATGTAGGCGACATTATTGTTTTGTTTGATTATAGTAATACAATAATACAAAAAAGACAGATTCATGAAATATATCTTCGAATGATGCGTTATATATATAATAAGGTATAATAATATTAACTAGGGCATTTCACGAAGAAAATTAGAGAAATGACCAAAAAAAATTATGTTTGCAAAAACAAAGAGAACATCCAAGAGATTATAGGATGGACTACCCCAAAGCTGCATCAGGCCTCCGAATGCTATGTCGCCTTCAAAGCTTTCGATCCTTGTTATGGAAAATTGCGACTAAAGAAGATTATGCTCGGACATATCAAGGGCAAACGGAATCAGAGGGTATACGGTGAAGCTCTCATTAAGCGCATTACCCAGAAACTTCTTGAAGGATGGAATCCATGGATAGAGGAATCTAACCGAGAAGAGTATTCCTTATTCGCTGATGTTTGCGACAAATACAGAGTATATCTAGCGAAAATGGTAAAAGAAGGCGGACTGAAGCCTGGCACTCGGCGCAACTATGAGGGCAAATTAGACTTTCTGCAAAAGTGGTTAAACGGCGACGAACATATTACTTATATATATCAGTTCAATAAAACTCTAATCAGTAAGTTCCTAGATTATGTGCTGGTCGGGCGAAATAATGCTCTAAGAACTAGAAATAATTATATCGGCTGGCTAAAGTCCTTCTCCAGCTATCTTGTTGAACGAGGGTATGTTCAGAAAAATCCGACTGACGGCATTAATGTAACGACGAAACTGCAGCATAAAAATCGAGACGTTATACCTAACGATGTTCTGCGGCAGCTTAAATCTTACCTTGAGAAAGAAAACAAACACTTCCTGCTTGCATGCTATTTTCTCCACTATCTGTTCGTTCGCCCTGGAGAAATGTGCAGCCTACGAATCAGAGATGTATCAGCAAAGAAAAAGACGCTCTCTCTTTACGGCGCTAACACTAAAAATGGTAGAGACGCCGTGGTTACCATCCCGAACCATGTTATCGAGCTGATGAAAGAGTTAGGTATATTCTCAAGACCTCAGAATTATTATATTTTCAGTAATAATTTTCGACCAGGACTAGAAGCGCTGAAGGCTAGAACTTTCTCGCTATATTGGGATAAAAACGTCAGGAAAGCATTAAAGCTAAACGCATCATATAAGTTCTACAGCCTGAAGGATACTGGTATAACTAATATGATAAAATCCAAAACAGATCTGCTGTCTGTTAGAGATCAGGCGAGACATTCATCTGTCGATATTACCAATATATACACGCCGCAAGGCTGCAAAGAAGCAAACAGCGCACTTATCGACTATGAAGGCGTATTTTAATATAATGATTGTAGGAGATTTCTCCCTCCTACAATCATACTTTCCTACAAATCGCGCGGATAGCACTCTACATGTATGCGCCCATCAATGATGTACATCTCAAGTTCGTAACCTTCGTCGAGCATTTTTGAAATTTCATTTTCCGTTGGAATATCTTTTCTCTCTACTGTTTTATGATTCAATATTTCGTTTGCCATATTCTTATATTTCATATCAATATTATATCTTTTCTTGAGCTGTACAGACCTATAATGACCTTTAATTACAAAGAATTTCCATGATTCCTCGTCTAGCTCCTCCTTTATGATTTGCCTCTTCATTCCGTATTCGTTGTAATGACTGAAGATTCCCAGGTATGAATTAACCGACTGAATGGCATGGTTGATAGCTTCAATATCTCCATATCTGGCGGCATCATTAAGCTTACGTACAGACTTTCTGAAGTTGTTAATGGTGTTGTTAACCGAGTATATTCTGTCTCGCTTAATGATGGCTCCGACAAATCTGACACCCTTAGAGTAATGCTGGAAATAGAATTTCTTCTCATTCAGTCGCAGACCTAAAGATGCAAGCGTCTCCCTTATCATCGGCATCAGACGAAGGAGCGCCTCTTTCCGTCTCGCCACCAGAACCATATCATCTACGTATCTTACATGATGCTTGCAGTAATAATCTATCTTCCAGTCGAGTTTCGATAACAGGAAGTTAGCAAAGAGCTGAGCAAAGAGGTTACCGATAGCTACACCTCTGTCTTCTCCATTCGTGAACAAAGACTTCTCCTTAGGCAGAAACTCCCAAAGGTAATCGGCGCTTTTCTTCTCACAATCCTTCTCGGGATGATGCATAACCACCATATTACATAGCCATCGCAAATCTTCCTTATCATCTCCATGGTAATTCCTTACGATGAAATCATCTACCATCTTAGCAAGAAGCGGCTTGTGTATACTCATAAAGAAACTCTTGAGATCTATCCCCATCACATAAGCATCCTTAGTGTAATTCTCACTCACCTCTCTGATATCCTGCTGAAGCTGCTTGATGCCGGCCAACTGACCCTTTCCTTTCCGGCAGTTATATGTACGATCAGAAAACTGAGACTCAAACAGCGGTTCGAGCCTCAGTGCTATATAGTGGTGGATAATGCGGTCACGAAACTGGCCAGCGAACACTTCGCGGTAGCGAGGATATCTGACAACAAAGCAGATAGATTTGCCGATCTTATATTGACGTGAATTGATTTCATCGAGCAACTGAACGATGTTACTCATATAGTTCATTTCGAATTCCGTAGCGCCGACTGTTTTCCGCTTATGACGGCGGCAGTCGAAATATGCTTCTAAGAGAATGCTAAAATCTATCATTTTTATATCTGTATTCTTATATCTTCTTAATTTAATGCTGACACCGGGCGAACATGATTCCTGTCCTGAACCTTATTGTTCCAGTTGTTGAGGTTGCCGTCGCCAAAGTTCAGATTCCACGCGTTCGCAGAACTGTTCTCGGTTAACGCCGCAAATTTCTTGTTCTTAACTATATATGATAGGATGCGGCCCATTTAATTAAGAAAGGTTGCTCTCTCGGCTTGACGTATCTCGCCGACCCTGGCTTAAACCACCCAAGCTGCAGTCTACTGTCTGGAACTCATCTCAGTAGCCTGCGCTCTAAGGAGTGATCCTTTCCACGCTGTGCATTGTTTTCCGACGTCCTCTCGCAGACGAAGGAGGTTCGCGAGTCTGTTTGTGCCCATTATCCACCTTTGCTCGCCAGCAATATCTATCAAGGTCGATATGACTTCGAGATTGGTTTGAAGTTGAGCGAGATGTTCAATACGAATACTCAGGTCGCTGAGCATATACGCTTTAGCGATATGATTCAGACTATCAATAAGCATATTACATAGTCTGCCTCCGAAAATCGGACGTTGTGACTTTGGAAAATTCTTAACCACACCTATAGTTATATCAAGCATCTGCTTCACATCTAGGTATATTCTCGTTTTACTTGCCAACTTTGTTGCTGCCATATCTCTCTTGATTGATATTTTAATTTGCGTTTCTGGGGTGTCCTCGACTTTAAGGTCGAGGACGATTAACTATTAACAACTAACTATCGTAAAAATGCTGACACCGGGCGAACATGAAACCTGCCCTGAACCTTATTGCGCCAGCCGAGGCCGCCGTCGCCAAAGTACAGACCCCACGCGTACGCAGAACTGAACTCGGTGGACGCCCAATACCAGCTTGCATCCAGTTGTTGGGCTCCCTTGATGAGCGATAGCGCATAGTTAATCTTTGTTTTGTTAGCATACATCATCAGCAATTCTCCCACCGATGGCAGCCACCAGTATCCGGCGGTCAGGCCTTTACCCTTACTGTTTGCCCTACTATACAGTCTACAATAGCCTGGAGCGTAGGCAGCAGTATTCGTTACGTGCGCATCTGATGATGCCCTGATGGCTGCGTCCGTATGCTGGCGGCCATTGAAGTCGAGCATGGCTGCTAGGCGGTTGTTCCCGCTAACCTCTGCCGCATAATTGTCATCATTTCCGTAATTTGGCGAATCTGCCTGTACGGCTGCGCTTGACCATGGTAGCGCATCTGCCTGGGTCGGAGCCACAACCAGGTGACGACCACCCTCAAAGATCACAACTCCACCTGCAACCTCTCCGCTAGATTCCAAGCTAGGCCACTGGTTCGGCTTAACCATCAGCGGATAGCCGTCGCTGGTACGGTGATACATGATAAAGATGCCATCCTCGATAGCGTTCAAGTCTAACCCGCCTGTGACTGCCTTGCGAAAAGATTCGAGCGTGATACGAGTAATATTGCCGTTACTGTCCACGAGCGGGATTGTCTGATTACTGTTAACTGTTGGTACGGTGCTTACCGTCTCTAATGTCTTTACATCCATAATTACTACTATTTTAAAATGTCAAAATCTGACCCATTATAAATTATAAAATCAAAGCTGCCATCGTTTAGGGTTGCGTCGTCTGATGTGGTTACATCAAAGTAGCCTCTACCCAATGAGTGCATAGTAGCTTTCACTGGGCTGCTGTGACCATAGCATACGCCCCGCCCGGTTAGTATCACACGGCAATAACTTGTGTGCTCAAACCATGTGCTCGGAAAATGCACCCGATAAAGTCCTTCAGATTGTCGAGACACCGTTAGCGTACTTCCGTCAAACGTATTGCTTATTATAGATGTATTGCTATTGCTATCTCCACCCGATACCGTGCCAACCGCCAAAGCCTTTAAACAATGCCCATACTTTTGACTTGTCGCTAAATCGATGCGATTTAGTACGATCCATCCGTAAAACTCCGTAGTAGTGCCGTAGCCTATCATTTCCACAACTTCACGGCTAACTTTCAACTCGCTTTTCTGGATTCCGTCCTCGAAGAAGTATTTGCCACTCGGTGCGTTGATACTTGCCTTGCCAGTCGCCAACGTGCTGCCCCATTTGTAGTTTACAACGGTTAATCGTCTTCCACTCTGGCTTACGTCCCACGGCATAGAATAAGCGGTTAGCCAAGTATCTCTATCGTCACTTAGCATGGCAACATTATCGCTGTAATCCGTATCAAAGCTATCATTGGCCAAACTGAACGGATTTCGTGTTGACCCAATAACCTTTACATTTGTGAACGTTCCATTTTTGAAAGTACCGCTGTTGCAAATTACCTCACCATCTTTTGCCTGGAAGATAGTGTTACCATCGGCATCTTTCATATCGATGGTCTCAACACCCAAATTTTTGACCAAAGCGTACTGTGTTAGCAGTATCTTTGCGGCCACCATGCTGAACCGCACACCGAGTTTCCAGTTTCCTTTACCTCCGTATGTCTTATAGTCATCAAGAGGTGTCGCAGAGGAGCTCTTCGTGTGCTTCTTGTTACACTCGTAGTATTCACCTTCATATTCGATGGTATCGAAGAAAGCGACTTCATTGTCCTCAAGAGGGTAAAAGGTGAATCCGTCTTGGAGCGATTTCCAGTCTTGAGGACCTCTCATGTACTTTCCTCTATCACCCTTGTCACCTTTGAGGTTGAATCTGATTGTTACATGTTTTGATGTCATTACTTTTCTGAATCTATAGTAAGTCCAATATCGCTGTATCCACCGTTGATGCAATCCTGTCTTGTCACGGTAAAGGAACTGAGCGCCTTTGTATTATTTCTGCTTGCTTCCGTGTTGAGAATCACGCCCGACTGCGACTTCAGGGTAAAGAAGAACTTGGAGTCCACCACATTATTCGTGCCCCTGGTCACAAGCTTAGGAGTATAGGTTACCGATCCATTGCCGGAAGTGTCCTCATCGATGCTTCCGTCCGAAGGAGATGGATGAGGTTCTATCTCGTAAGGATCACTCGTATCGATGACGGTCTGGAAATCGAATCCCAGCATGCCGTCCTTGCTCATGCTGCTGTTGTTGTACACTTCCACCATGAATTCTCTCGTACAGTTCACGTCGGCAGCCTTTACGGTTATGGTAGGACCGCTAGCCCCTGAAATCTGCTCCCAGCCACTCGCCGTATTGGCGGCTCTGTACCACTTATAATACAGTCCGCTGGAAAGCGTCTCGTTGCCTTGCGTGGTCTTTGCCTTCAGTACACAGCTGTCTGTCGGACTTTGAAGCGTGAACATCTTGCTGTCACCAGCCATAATGGTGACTCTGTAGGCAGTTCCAGTATAAGGACCTACGGATATCGTGTACGTTTCCTGGATATCATCCGTCAAGTCCGACTGTTGTCCCCTTGCAGTTATCTTGCCAACCATCCTGATGACGATAGACGCAAACCGGGAAGCTTCTACTAGATTCTTCACGATTCTGAGACCATAATATGGCTGGTTCGTACTAGGACGGATGATCTCGAATAATCCTGCAAACAGCCCGTCTGAAACTCCGTTGGAAGCGAAGGTGATTTCCGAATCGTTGAAGTAATATCTCATGCTTACCGGAGTAGCCGAACCTTCGGCTGCTCTCGAAGATGTACAGATGAAGTACAGTTCCGGCTTGGTCTTGGAAAAATCCGGGTATACCACCACCTGATCTCCCACCTGCTGGTATTCCTGATACAGGTCTCCGCTTGGCGACTGAATCAGCGGGGTGTAAGTACCAAGTTTGCTGAAAAACTTGATTTGGACGGTTTTACTTGCACTACTCATAACTTATTCCTCCTTGTTTTCTGGTTGAACACTTGCCTCCTCGCCGGGAACCTGCTCGCCAGGTTCCTTTTTGTCCTCTACATTACCGGAAGAAGACTCCTCTTTACCCTCGGCATTACTGGAAGAAGACTCCTCTTTGCCCTCGGTTTCATCCGTGGCAGGCTCCTCTATGATGAATCTCTCGTCTGTAGCTACAGGCAGAAGATGAGTACACTCACCATCCTGCTCCTGCTTCGCAGAGTCCCCGTCCAGGGCTACAGCACCAATCTGGGCAAGAATCTGGTCGAAGTTGATGAGATTGCCGAATGCCATGATATCCTGCATCCAGAGCAGGAAATTGCCGTCACTGAACTGTGTACGGTCATTCTCAAGGTGCAGGAACTCTGCTACCTTGCGGTTTGCTTTTACATATTTTTCCATAGTTATACTGATAATTGATAAATTTTAGAAATCAATGAAACACGATAGCCTTTCCGTCGCCATCCGTTATCACTTTTCCGTCTCCGTCTGTCAGCAGAGCCAGCGGATTGAGGATTTTCGGATCTATCTGCAGGATACCTCCAAGCTTGGCATCCATCAGGTCTGTAGGGATGACTGGGTTGAGTCCGTGACCCTGCTGGACGAAGACTATAGACTTCGTGTGACTGTTGGTACCGAAATACCATATCGGGAGGATATCCTTGGTAGGATTCGGAATCTCGCCCACATTATCATATATGTAGGCTCTCGGATTGAAATTCCTGGTTCCCGGCTGTAGATTATCTACCGCGTCCAGGACCTCGACGTCTATAGGTGGAATTCTTCTCGCTATGGTGATCACCTTGGAAGGAGATGCATCTGTGAGCTGCACGGCCGATGGATTGCCGGCTGCGCTGTACTTCGCCCTGCATCTTATCGTGATCTGTTCGCCCATCAGAGAACGGTTCAGGGTGGCCGTGGTCCCGTCTGAGGATATCTTCAGCTCCAGATCGTCTGCCGTCACCTCCGTAAAATATCCGTTGCTGCGGGCTATCTCCCACACGAAGGCTCGTTTGCTGGCGCCACATTCCTCAGTTCCGAGACGGAGAGATGCCGTGATAGTCTGCTTGTCTTCATCACGAGTCGGGTTATAGTAGCTGCTGCCGGCAGAAATCTGGAGCATCGGAATGTAATGCGTCGCATTACGGCAGGTAATAGAGACATCTTCTACAATATTATATATCTGTCCGGTTCTGGGATCCGTATACGTTGCCCTGAACCTGAGGAGAATGGGCTTCAGCGGTGCGGCATTGACATACCAGAGCAGCTTGCCGTTCTCGTCTCCACTCGTAGTGATCGTATATTTCCCCGCTGTGCTCTGAAGGGCTGTCTTCTCTTCCACTCCGTCTATAACCCTACGCCAGGATACGTCCGCAAGCTGGGCATTGACGCTACCGTTCGTCAGTATCCGGTCTCTGTCGATAATGCCGATCATCGGCTTGATGCAGACCGGTACGAGGGAATAATCCGGTGAAAACTCTCCCGAATCGGCATCGTAGGTCTGCTCGTTCGGTACGCCACCTCCCAGCGTCATCGATTTGTTGACCTGCAACGGCTGGTACTTGAAATCAAATCTTATCTGTTTCATGATGATATTTGTTTTATGGTTTCATATAATCTAAGGATACGGATTGTCTGTCAGCCTCGTTGCCCATACCATCTCTCAGGATGACTGTGGCGGTGAAACTGATTTTCTTCGGAACGCCATCACTATCCAACGACAAGTCCTCCTGGGTCAGGACGATTGACTTGCCTGCACCTCCACGCTTCTCAGCCCAGATGGTGTCCGATGTCACGCGCTGCACTCCCTGTGAGTTCTCAGTATATCGAGTCCAGGCAACGTCTGTATCAAGGATATCATCCGTAATATCCTGCCCATACAGGGTTGCCACGATGGTGAGCGGGGCGATGAAGTTGTCGAAATCGTAGATGGCTTCCGCTTCTCGAAAATCCACGGTGAACGCCGGATTACCTTCTATCATAGCCCAATCAGTATTGTTCCAGCGTGGCTCCGTATTGGTTCCCGTCTGCAGGCATCTCCACTTACAGCCGGTGTACCATACGTCTGATGTTTCATATTTGCCGGTTTCCTCGTTCAAGGACATGCAGTAATATTTCGCTTCAGCGCTCCATTGGCCTCTATCTATATAGGTTACCACAGGCTTGCCCTGATAGTCTATCTGTATGATGTCCTGTGTGATGATGCCGGCAGCATACATGTAATCCCGATCCTTCATCAATGGAAGATTCATCCCCTTCAGGAAGGAAGGCATGTCTCCGAACACCATGCCGTAATTCCAGCTCTCCAGGATAGGCTTGGTCACTCTCGTAAGCTTCACGATTCTGCCTTCAGAACTCGACAGATAGAAGCATTGCTGAAGGTCTTCATCCGTCTGATTTCCCCATCTTGCGATGTTCATGAGTTCGCATGGAGGGAAGTTCTTCCCGGCAGGAACCTCGCTGTCCGGATAGAGGGATACCTCGATGTAGTTAGTCACGGCATTCACGCTGTTCACACGCATCCACGAGGTGTAATAGGGCGCTTCCGTTCCTTCCACTTCTGCAGCGGCGAGATTGTTGACGATACCCTTGAGCACGTTGTTTACGTGCTGGGCAGTGAAATAGCCTTTGTATTTCTGGCGAAGATGGAGTCCGTAGCAGTTGTCTCCAAGGTAGCTAACACTCTCTATGGTGTCGCTCTCCGTAAAGAGCTGATCTCCCTCCAGTGCTGTCAGGCGGTTCACGATAAGCTCCATCACCTTCATGTACGAGCGTACAGTAATACTCTCCACCTCGGCATTGCCAAGGGTATCTATCTGTGCACCCTTTCCGCCATTAATTCCTGACACGAAGTCGCCAAACCTAGCGCCTTCGGCAAACCGGATCAGCTTCTCTGCCACATCGGCAATATCCTTGCGGAGAATCTTCTTGCTAGCCTTGCCATTTTCTGAAAAATCATCGGCTTCGTCGGCAGTTCCTGCCTTTAGTTTCTTCCCACGATAGGTGAGATACTGATTGAATTCAGAGAGAGCCTCAAGCAGTTCGATGTTGCTGTGCTTGTGCCCAACTCCTCCTTCGCCATTGTAGGAATCCGACAAGTCTCCCACCAGCTGTGTGAGGATGGCTGAGAGCGTGGTTACTCCCCACTCTTCTGAATATGGGTTCTGAACCGGGAAGAGAGCCCCGCTACTGAGCGTCAGCCTTTGGCATTCAACAAGTCGCGGGGCGATAGTAAAATTTCCCAGATCCGGCAGCTGAATATCCAGCTGCTTGAAGCTTCCTACTTCTGAGCGCGAAATATTCAGGTACGGACGGGCATCTGAATATTTATATGTGAAGGTATAGTTCGAAGGCAGTTCCTTCGCCTCGTAGTTCACGTCACTCTCGGTAACGGTTATCTTACGAAGAGAATTGCCATGGTAAACATACTTACCCAGAGACGGGAAGAAATCGAGCATCCACAGGCGCTCCTTCTTGTCCAGGAACCCGGTGTTCTTCTTAAACTTGCGGGTGGTATCTACGCGATATTCCTCAGAGTCTTCCTCTATTTCTGCGACATTGTGGGTATGTTCTGCAGTATTTTCGCTGTTGCCGTAAGCGCGGAAACAGTCTACACCTCCTAGCGAATTCTCGAAGAGGAACCACTCTTCTTCTTCGCTCTTCATGTCGCTAGCATAGTAGCGTTGTATGTAGGTAACCCGCTTCCCATCCTGTTCTACCCAGATATCGTAATAAGATGGCTGGATAGAACCGCCTATCTTCTTGGCGATAATGGCGTATTGTACCGGCACGGTATAAACGGTTCCGGCATTCATATGGTTCATCAGTACCACTTTCTTCTCTTCGTAGGCGGTCCCATTCCACATGTATGCCTTACACTTCATCACGCTGGTGGCAGTTGCGTAATAGGTAAGGAATTCTGGAGAATAATAGGTTACAGCCTTCACCTGCGGCTGCCAGGTGAGGAAATTGTTTTTCAGAAAATTGGTAGCCGAATCCGATAGTCTGTCCACACCGGCACGTATCACGGAGAAGGTGAATTCCTTCTTGCTGCCTTCGCTGCCAACCTCGTAAAGTGTCGCCACAAAGGATTTCATGATGTTCGGTTGAGCATAAGGTTCACTACTGTCCTTCACCTCGAAACTGAGCAGAGGAAGGATGATATCCTTGACGGATAACGTAATTCGGTTCTTATCGTTCGGCGTATAGGTGTGCTGAACGATGTTTGCGCTTGAGCCTTTATAGCGTAGAGCGAAAACCACATCAGCCTTCGAGGTACTGAATATCTCAAAGGCATTCATGGAACCTACCATGCTCAAAGCGTCTGGATATAATAAAACCTGTATCATCTTAAAATTGTTTTGATTATCGCAAAGTTAAGATAATACAGGTATACAGCAAAGGACGAAACCCTACGAAATCGGTATACATTCCAGCCAGACGGTCGTACAATGGTATACCCATTTGCTGTGACGGAACATCGTTGCGTGTCGGGTTTTCTGGCTTACGTATGATTTCTGCAGGCCGTATTTTTTGCCAACATACTCAGCTGAAGGGAGAGGAGGATAAATGATCTTGAAGGTACGGTCCTGGTCGTTACCTGATTTTTTATAGTCATTCTCTGAAACCTCTACCGTCTCTTCGAATCCAAGCCACTGGTACTTGCAGGTCATTGCCGGCATCATATCTTCCAGACTCTCTGCCTCGTTAACAGGAGTAGTGAGAGCGATGGTTCTGAGCTCGCTTTCGGTTGGTTCGCTCTTTCCTCCGAGGGTGAACTTCAGCTTATTAAAGAAGAAACTCACACCTCTGATCACAACCTTTGCATAAGAAGGAAGGTTCTGCTTCTGCGACTGGGAGAGGAGCAGTTTTACCTTGAGTTCCTGGAGTGAATTCCTGAGCAGGAGATCATACTGCCGGTAGAACTTTTCATAGATACCATCCTCACCATTATACACCAGGGAATAATCGAATATCTTCCTTGGCGTCTGTTCTCCCTGATGATGTGATCCGAACCCGACATTTGAATATAGATGCGTATCATATGCTGTCACGGTTCCGCAAGCTATACCATCTGAAGATACGTAAGGGAAGGCGAGCATGACGGGCAACGTAGGAGTCGATTCACTTACCTCTTCTCCGTCTTCCGTTGCAACTTTCATCGATGAATTCAGCGTAGCGTAATCGCCGATATACAGTTGCCTGTCCATGTCTCTTGACACGGTCTCCCCGTCTAAGATTTCCCTATACTGGAGCGTACGAACCTCCGGTATCATCTCTGGTATTTCTACATCTTGAGTATCAATATCATCATCACCGGAATCGTAGCTCTGTGAACAGCCACCTATTTTTACTTTCACGCTGTAGTTGCCGGAATAACCTTTCTTATAGAAGCAACCGTCTGCGCTATCAAAGTAGGCGCCAGAATTTTTCGATACCATATCCTTAATATCATCGTAACTATCCTCTGTATCGCTATCCGCCTGATACTTCGGGCGCAGTACCACACGTTTATAATCGGATGCAGCCTTATAAGATAAGGTAGGTTCTTCAGTCATCTGGCGGGTAAGATCCGCAACCGGCTTACTGTCTATCGCATCTTTCAGGAAGATGATATCTGCAGTATGAGTTCCTTCATCAGATACGAACTCGCAGAGGAACTTTTTCCGAAAAACTGAGAGAAAATCAGATACTGACACGTCTGGCAGAAGGTCTTCGACACGGATATGTCCATTCACTAGCACGTCTATCACGTTGTTCAAGACAACCATTTTATTAAATGGAGCCGTCTTGGTGAAGAAATTCTCCTTGAGGTCATACCCGAAATGCTTGAAAATCCGCTTCAACAAATAATTGGCACGGATAAAAGGAGATATATAATATCCCTTCGTCAGAGATATCGGTATTTCGTTTACATGATCAGTAAGCAGCCATTCACCCGCAAAATACGGCGAGTCAACGCCCAGAGACCAGGTACGCATCTCGTGAGCTGTTACGTATTCGTAACCGCCTCCTTCCTTATATCTCCAGTAGCTGGCAGTACGCATAGTACCTGCATTCCATCCCCAGTTCAGTATTTTGTAGTTGTACTCGGTATCTCTACCCGAGTCATCAGTAAGCAGAACCGGGAAGATATCATAGTTCTCGTTTTTGCCACCTACGAGAGATTTGCAGAACTCGATACACTCGTCTACGGTCGTGCACCCGGGTATCATCTCGTCCTTGAAGATACTCTTCAGCTTTATGTTCTGTATCTTCGAATAGAAAGATCCGTCGTTGATATAGAATGAAGAGGAGATGTTTCCCTTGTGCTGTGCCGAGAGAACAATCTGCCGGCATTGGGCGAAATACTCGCCGTCTTCGATGCTTACGTTCGTAGCCACCATCTTGTCCCTCATACCGAAGGTATCGGGATAGCCTAGTATCATGCGGTTGTAATCGCTTGCCGGTATATCGAGCGGGGAGGTCGTTTCCCCGTAATCGTTGAAGAACGGATTGGTACGTTCTACCTCCAGCTTGGCGCCTTCGCCAAGCTGGTAGGCCTTTCCTTTATCCAGATTTGTTATTTTCATGTTCAGAAGATTTTATTTTTTAGCAAATTTTCTCGCCTGGTTTCGCAGTTCCTGTTTTGCGTCCAGATCCGAGAGTGATACAAACGAGCGGATTCCGTCTCTCTTGAGCTCTCTGAGCAGTTCCAGGAGTTCGTTATTATTGCGTCCCGACGTAGCATTTCCTGCATCACGATGCGCAGATTCCTGCGTCCGGACGTAAAAATCTGCCCCTCCCGGAGCGATATCCGGACTGGTCCGGGCAGACTGGCGGGCGATGCTTCCGCCCAGCGCCCTGCCCTGCATGGCCATCAGGTACTTGCTCATATCGAAGGTTCTTATCTGTCCGGCACGCTGGGCTGCATCCATCAGGTTGATGAGCGGAGCGATGGTAGGGTTCTCCAGGGCTGCATTCGATGCCACCCACTCCTTGCTCCTGCCCCTAGGTCCCTCGCCTACGATGACGGTAGGATGATCTACGTACCCGCGCTTACCTGGTGCATACTCGGCGTTGAAGTGTTTGCCATCCTGCTCGCGCTCTACATCGATACGTCCACCACTCTCGCGTCCGCTTGCCACACGGGAACCTACCGAAGAAGAACCGCTGGCGCTTCCGTTGAGGGTCATGCGCTTCACCTTCTGGCGCTCTGCATTTGCCACAACCAACTGAGCTGCACCCGTCACACCCATCAGGGCTGCAGCAACAGGTCCGGCAATAGGTCCCAAATCGGCGAGTGCCTTCATGATAGATACTGCAGTATTGGAGACAATCTGAGCCACTTGCATAGCAAAGTTCACATCAGCATACTTTTTCTGTATCTTCAGTTTCTCGTTAGCTTTCTTCTTCTCCAGTTTCTCCTGGAGTGCCGTATTACCCTCAGCAGCCTTGATCTCTGCATCATACTTGGCATCCACGTTCGCCATCTCTGCATTCTGCAGCGAAGTCACGGCATTACTGAAGAGGTTTGTATAGTACTGAGCCTGCTTCATGAAGGAATCTCTCTTCAGCTGCTGCACTTTCTCCTCATATTCCTGCTGAGTAATATACTGGTTGTCGAGTGCCTGCTGAAGTAATTCAAGTTGTCGGTCGTATTCGCTCTGCTGGTCGAAACCGAGAGCCTGCCTAGCCTGCTTCTCCTTGTCAGCCTGTTGGGCAAGCTGCTCATTATGCTTGGCAGTATATTCCGCCTCTATCTGGGTCTGCACATCTTTATATGCCTTCTCCAGCTGGGTAGTATCTTCCCCGTTCTGCTTTGCCATGTTGAGCGCAGCCTGGTAATATCCCTTCAGAACTTCCAGTTTCTGGTCTCGTTGCTGCTCCAGAGTCAGTACCTGCTGCGTCTCTCCTTGCTCCATCACCTTTGCCAGGGCATCCTGGTAAGCCTGTTCTACCGTAACCTGCTGCTCGAAATGAGCCTGTTCTGCAGCCCGTAGGTTCGCCTGCTGTTTATCCTGGAGTGATTTCTTCTTTGCGCCATCCGCAATTCCGATGTTCTGCGACTGCTCGCTATACGAGGTTTCGATGGCGAGGATGTTGGCGGTATGCTGGGTCTTCAGAGCCTGCATGGCGAGGTCGTACTTCTCTTGAGATACCTGTTTCTGGGCGAGAGCCATTTCCCAGTTGTTCACATCCTGCTGATAGTCCTGGTTGGCAGCATCGATATCTGCCTGTCGGTTTTCTGAAAACTTCTTCGATGCGATATCATCGGGATTAGGCTTGGAGGTGGTGTTTGTGGTTCTGGCATGGCCACCTGCTGCAGCATGATTGCCCGTTCCGCCACCGCCGCCACCGCCGTTTCCTCTGGCTTTTTTAGGAGTCACAATACCGATATCCGCAATCTTGGAGTTCAGCTCGTCTATCTTTCCGTTTACGCGGTCTATCTGCTGCTCAGTCTTGTAGAGCGCCTTCGCGGCATTCGTTTCCGTATCTGTACCGAAGAACTTGGAAACACCTCTCATAAAACTGTTCTGTGGATGAAGGGTGTTATCTGTCTTTACATCATGATAGGTCTTATTCTGCTCATCCCACTTATCTTCCAGGTCGCCTTTCTGCTTATACAGATCCACCAGTTTGTCCTTGTATGCCTTCAACTTGATTTCCTTCTCCAGAGAAACGAGATAGTCATCGATGGCACCCTTGTTGTCTCTGGTAAGTCTTCCCTCTTCAGAGAGCAGTCCGTTATAACCAGGAATAATCTTCTTGAGTTCATTGAGAGCCTCCCTTCTGCGGTCCATGGAGATTTTCTCGTTGCGCATGGTTTCGTTGAGCTGTTTCACCTTGGCGGTCTGTTCGTTCACCTGGGTGTTCAAATCTCGCTCCATGGTTTCCAGTTCCTTAGCCGATGCAGCAGCCTCCTTCTGCTTTTTGTGCATATCCCATAACTTCAGGGAGAGAACCGTTACACCTGCAGCAATCAGCCCGAAAACGCTTGCCTTCATCGTTGCATTCATGGCGGTCCAGGCATTCTTGGCAAGCGTCACCCTGCCCGTGAGCAGGTAGAAGCCCGCCTGCAGCAGTTTCATGAGTCCGGTTCCGGTAGCGCAGATTACGTTCCATGCCTGCTGGGCTGCAGCTGCGCCCTTAGTCACGACGATATTCGTCTTGATAGCGTTGCTGGTAGCTATCGCAACAACCGTGAAGGCTGTGAGCAGGATGCCGAGCGTCTTCACCACGCCCTGATGTTTTACGCACCAGGAAATAAGACTGATGGTGTTCAGCTGCATATCTGCATAGGCATCATCCCATTGTTCCTTGAGCGGGAGGATTTCGTCTCCCAGGGCCTTCTGAGCGTTCTGCAGTTCTACCGTCTTCTGGGCTGCCCGGTCGGCTGCGCTGATATAGGTCTCTCCAGCCTCGGCAAGCTGGGTATCTACAATCTCTGCCACAGCCTTCATGAAGTCGCCCGTCTCCTTGGTCTTCTCTGAGATTTCTGCTGCAGAGATTCCCAGGTTATCGAGGATTAACGGGGACTTGCGGCCGAGACCGGTCACGATGCTGTTGGTCATGTAGTCTACCGACTGGCCAGTCTGCTGAGCCTTCAGCTGGGCAAACTCCAGATACTTGCCCAGATCTTCCAGCGGAATGCGGAAATCGTTAGCCTGTACGGCAGCCGTCATCAGCTGAACATCGTTTACGGTTCCCTTGGTTGCCTTGCGGAGGTTATCCAGCAGGTTCGGGTTATCCATGGCATTAAAAGCCTTGGTCACACCATCTGCCTGTTCTGCCATCTCTACGCCAGCCCTGGCAGATTCCAATGCGAAATCTTTCAGTTTGGATGCCTGTTGGCCTAAAAGACCTGCGAGCTTTGTCGCCATGGTTCCTAGAAAGATTCCGTTCACCTGGTCACTTGATGCAATCTCGCCGAAGCTCTTGGCGTTCTGCTTCAGTTCTGAGATACGACCGGAAACATCCTTCAGTCGTTGCTCCAATACGCCGTAAGCCTCCGGATTGAGCGACTGCACGGTATTATCCAATTCCTTCTGCAGGCTCTTCTGCTGTTTCTTCAGCTGCACCATGCTCATATCCAGGATATCGATTTTGCTTGTCTGCTCGCCTATACGGTCGGTAAGCGTGCGAATCTCCTTGCTGGTCTCGGAGTACTGCTTCTTCAGGTTCCTGTAGGCTTCCGACTCTTTTCTTCCGGCTGCCTCCAGGCTGATCATCTGGCTGAGTCGTGCCTTATTCTCTGAGCGAAGCTTCTTGCTCTGCTGCTCCAGGGTGTAGATGGCTTTCTGCGCATCGGCAGTCTTCACGTCTACGGTATATCGGATTTCGTCTTCCGTTAAATGTTTGTTTGCCATAATTATGATTTTTGTGGGTTGAGTGATTGTTCCAGTTCCTGACGTATGCTGTTCCGTACTTCGTCGTTGAAGCCATAGCGAAGCTTAGGGAATGTTTCGTGATACAGCACGCCCCAGACCACGCGGTTATAGAGCGCGAGGTTCCTGCGCTTGAACTTGCTGATGCGGTCGTTGCGCTGGCGGTACTGCATATCCAGAAAACGGAGATAAGGAAGGATGCGCACGAAGATGGTGCGGTTCTCGCCCGAAATCTGACTGTCGAACGAGTGAGCGGAAAGCGTGGTGAGCAATCGGCCGGTACGGCGCTTGTAATGATTGCGCACCACGTTCTCCTGGGTGGAGTATATCTTCAGGATGCCTGCCTGAAGAGTCTCGTGAACGAATTTCTTTTTAACAAGACTGTCTGTTACCATATTCTTTATACATTACTAATTAGTAATGCAAATATAGTAAGAGACAGACAAAGGGCAAAGGACTCTTATCTGAATATTGCCTTATAGATAGGAATACCCAGCAGAGGAGTGAGCATGGTGCAAAGGCTGAGGTAAAACACCCATAACACGGGATTGCAGGATCCCACAACAAAGGGACCCACCACCAGCGCGATGACAAACGATATGAACATGATGAAATCGAAAAAACCCATAATCTATATATTTTAATGTGTTACTAATTCTCGGGTGCAAAGATACACCACTTTTTCTGAAAAACCAAATTTATGCTCTAGAAAAAATGGCCACCCTCACGGGCAGCCATCCTTAGTTAGAGAATTGACTAAATTAAATTATTTGTCACTTTATTACATGATAGACTAGAAAACTACTTTTTTCGTTCCACAGCACTTCGACCAGTTTCTCGAACATCTCCTTGAGCTGTTCATCGGTAATGCCCGAGATGTACATGCCGTTCATGCTGAGCATGTGTTCACGTGCCGGCTTGCCGGCAACCATCACTTCGCACTCCTCAAAGATAGGGTGCTTTCTTTCTTCTGCTATGTTGGCTGCAACCTTAGCTGCAGCATTTTTATTCTGATTTTCCATAATCTGCTTAAAAATTAGTTGTTACTATTGTTATCTATATCAATCTCATCCCGCAATTTGCAAGCCGTGTACAGAGCCTTCTGCAGGTCCTCGTTGGCATTCATGGCTCCATGCATCATGATAGCGAGTATCTTATCATCGCCGCCTCCGCCGACAGCCAGGTTGAGATTACCATCCGTACTCACGTCGGCGGTTATCAGAAAGAAGGCTCGCTTATCGCTCTGTTCCTGCCACTCGCCTAGCTCTTTGGTAACCTTCTGGACGGCTCCGAACGACTTCATGTCGCCACGAAGTTCTGTGTCGGTACCTTCGCAGACTTTATCTATACCAACTGTATATTTTTTCTTCTGTCCCATTATTCTACTCCTCCATCTTTAGGCTTTGGTCGGCTCCATCCTTCCGGGTACATTTGCTGAGAGTCTTCGGCAAGATTTGCCCCCCCCGAATTGCGGTAAGCCTCGAAAATCTTGTGACGCTCGTTCTGAAGCTGCAGGTTTTTCAGAGAATGCTCGCTTTTCAGTTTAGCATACTTCTCGTTGAATTCCTTGTTCGCCTGGCTGAGGGTTTCGCGGATGTTGCACTCAGTCTTCTCAAACATCTCCTGTTGGCGGTTGACCTGTATCTTGTATTCCAGCTTCTCCGTCTGAAGCTTACGGTTAGAGACCGAACAGAAGGTCTTCTGATCGTCAAGGTCCTGCTGAAGTTCCGCGCGCTTATGCTCATACTCCTCGCGTTCCTTATTGATTGCCTCGGTGTTCTCTACTAGCTGAGCATGGAATATCTCAGTTGTCATTATCTCTTTAGCAGTTTCTACTGCTCCGTCTAATACGGTCTTGATATCTTTTTCGTTACTCATTTTTTAATGTGAATTTAATCGTTTGTACTCTGCCAAGTTCATGCTGATTCTCTCCAGGTATATGCCCCGCGTATTAGGAGCTGAGTAATACCTGCCGTCGAGCCAGACGATGATGGCACGGTCATTTTTCCGGTCATCGTAACAGCGGATTCTTCCTCTACGGTTCTTGTCGAGCCAGCACATTGTCTCGGTTTTGTTCGGACCCATCTGACGGCCGGTGTACTGAAACCAGGACGTTCTCAATACTACATTAACAAGCAGATGCGTGCGCTTGCGATGTTTGTTCTTAATTTGTCTCATAATTCTTTTTGTGTTAAAATTCTCACGCTGCAAAGGTACGAAATCTTTGCTTTACGTCAAAGGACAAACATATGAGTGATGTTTGGCTATTTTTCACTCATTTCTTGTTAATCACGATAGCGATAGTTCCCACGCCCGTACCGCTCTTCTTGAAGGCGCCTTCCTCTATCTCGTAAACCTGGGCGGAAACTTCTTCCAGGAATGCGCGGAAATCCTTGCATACCTTTTCAGAAGCCTGCTGCCAATGCCTTGAAGTAATGGCTGCCACGGTTCCACCGGGCTTGAGATCATGGTACATCTGCATCACGTGCCTGATGTCCTGGTTCTTCGAGAAGGGAGGGTTGGCCACTATCAGGTCGTACTCCGAAGAGTGCTCTGTCTGGGTGAAGTCGTCGCCTAGCAGGCGGATATGATCCAGCTTGGAAAGTTTCTCCTTATTCTCCGGCATCAGCTCGTAGCAATCTACTACCACGTCTGGCTGCACCCTGTGGATGGCATCGATGATGGCTCCGGTTCCTGCACTAGGCTCCAGAACCTTGCAGTCGGGACTGAAATCGCCTGCCAGCGATACCAGCCAGTCGGCAACCTCGGGTGGCGTGGCAAAGAACTGGAAGTCCTTTGCCAGGTTGCAACGCTTACCCTCCATCAGTATGCCTGCCACTCGGGTGGCATCGAAGTCGAAGCTGAAGCCCTGCACCTTGCCGCCCGTCCACTTGCCGCCGGCTTCCTCTATCCAGACCTTCACGTCGGCATAGGTCTTCTTGCTCAGCTGCACATTGGGCAGATAGAGCATATTGTCCTTGAACGTACATTGCTTGAGGACTTCCTCTGCTGACAGCTTCTTCCCGTCCTGCTTGCCGGAAGACTTGCCCTCGGTTTCGTCTGCGAAGTCAGGAGCAAGCAGATAGGCTAGCTTTCGGGTGAGACACAGCTCTGCAGATTTCACTTCACTGAGTAACTTCAGCATTACCTCTAAGAAGGATAAATCTACATGTCCGGTATCATCGTAGATGCTCACATCCTCGAATAAATCACAAGTTGCATGAACGTTCGCTATGCTACCACGTAACATTTCTATTAAAGTCTCTTTTTTGTTCGTCATGACTTTTCTGTAGATAAATCATTGTTGTGTCTAAGCTACTATGGCCAAGGAGTTCGGCAAGCTGCGTCACATCCTTGTTCTTCTTGAGATACTGCTTGGCAAAGAAGTGGCGGAAGGCGTGGGCGTGCATCTTGCTCCGGGCTATGCCCAGATGGTCACCCCAACTCTTCAGTCTTTCAGAGAAACCTTTGTCGGTCATGGGACCAAACTTGCCCATGCAGAGATGTCCCGTCCTGCCCGTCTCCTTCATATACTCCCTCACCTCCTGCTGAAGGCTTTTCTGAAAAAACACCTGGCGAAACTTGCTGCCCTTGCCCTTCAGAACCACCTCGCCATTGGCTACATCCTCCCACGAGAGCTTCATGAACTCATGCAGGCGAAGGCCTGTAGTGGCAAGGATCCTCAGCCAGTAGTAAGGGTCCCGGTTGGGTTTCTGCTTCAGATAAGCCAGCAGCGCCTGATACTCCTTCTCCGTAGGTATATTGTCTGTAGAGAGCCTGCGCTGAGTTTTCACCCTTTTCACGGAAATGGGCTTTTTCGCAAACTTGGAGTATTTCACCAGGGCGCACATGCGGTTGTTGATGGTGGCGGGCTTCATCTTCTGCTCTTCCAGCGTCTTCAGAAACCGCTTCACGTTTTCCTGGTTGAACTCGTCGGCATAAGAAAAGAAACTCCTGATAGCAAAACGGTAGGTTTCACGGGTGCGTTCGCTGGCGTCCGACTCGGTGTCCAGCCATTCGATGAACTCGTTCACCTTCTTCTCGTTTCGTGCACAGATATCTTCTTTCTTCTCCAGCGATTTCACCTTGCGCTTTGCCCGGCTGTAGCCTACGCCGATGAACGACAGAAAGTCGAGGATGGCATCGGTAGCACCGGGCATGATGGAAAGTTCTGAAGCGTGAGCACGCTTGTATCTCTGGTAACCCCTGCGGCTGATCTCGTCAGCTTCCTCAAGGAAGGTGAGGACGTATTTTGCCGCAAGCCCTATCTTGCGATAGGTGGTCCCACTCGAAGACAAATAGCCTAGATAGCTTGTGTAGTTATTTTGCCTGTCTGTATCCATAATCAATAAATTATAGTATTTATACTGCAAAATTACTCACTTTTCTCTAATCTGAAAAAGACAGTTATTTTTTGTCTTCTACCGGGTGCCAATATACCGCGAAGGTGTTGCACTCCATGAAACAGTCGGCATCGCTATCCTCGGTCCAGATGAAAGGAATGCCGCCATCATAGCGCATTCCGTCGGCAAGAATTACGCTCTCACGATGGTCATCGGGCGTGCGCGGATCATGAAATCTTACCTTGGCTCCCTTCTTGAAACCGTCTGCTACCTTCAGGAACGCTCTCGACTTGAAGATATACATCCTGTTCTTGAATATCTTGAACTGAAGCAGTCCGCTATGCGTCATCTGGCATACCATCTTGCTCAGCTCCAGACCATCCTTGTGAGAGATAGAATTGCAGTCTGCGAAACCTACACGGGTAATCGTAGTGTCGGGATAGAACATCTTGTATTCGGCAAGACGCTCCATAACATCTCCTATTACATCAATCTTTGCCATAGCTACATCACCTCCCCTCCCATAAGAAAGCCACCTAATACAGCTACTGCCATGAAGGCGAAGAAACCAGCCATGGTCATAGCTACTTCGCCATACGTAACCGTCTCCTCGCAAAGGTAGGAGAAGGTCTCGCTCTTGGTCTTGGCGAGCTTCCTGATTTCACACTTGAGAGCCTTCGTGCCCTCCTCTACGCTGATGCCTGCAGGGCGCACCTGAGCATCACTAATTAAAATAGAATTCTGCATATCGCATCATCTTATAAGCATTAACAGCCGATTGTACAAAAGGGTGGCGGCTGCATTCCCCGTTGCTTATAAGATGATGACTTATCCGGAAGGACAAATGAAATCTTACGGTTCATGCAGCCGCCATTTATTGTGAGAATTATTTCCCCAGTTAGGAAAATATATTTTCCCAGTTAGGAAAAATATTTTTCCCGATCAGGCATAAAAAAAAGCCTGCGGCCAGAAGCCATAGGCGAAACGGTCGCCCTGCCGGATAGACTACTATCATCTTATAAGCGTTGGCAAAGGTAAGAAGAAAATCCGGAACCGCCAAATAAAAATCGGGAAATTTTCTCACGATGAGAATAATTAACACTTAAATATGCTGTAGAGCATAAAAATGAGGGGTTTGGGGAATGAAAAAGCCCCGATGCATTGCTGCACCGGGGCTGATGTGTGAATAGATAACCCTATGCTAACTGCAAAGAGCTAATGCGTTGTCCAATCTCCTGGACGGCACGATTGAAAATATCTTTCTGCTCGGAATTGAGCGTATAAACATGACCACGAACCTCTGAGCCATTGAGACGCTGAGAGAGCCATGCAGCGCTTTTACCGAAGTATTTCTGTGCGATGTATCTTAGTGGAAGCAATTTATAATCTGTCTCTGCAAGCTGCTCACGCAAAGTGGCAACCTCCAGCTTCAGGTTTGCTACTCTATCTACAACCACCTCACTAATATATTTCTTATCCTCCTCCGTAGCATTTGCGCTGAGATAGCGATGAATCTCGTCTCTGCGCTCTTTGCTCTTGACATCCTGCTTGCTAGCCAATGCCATGTACTCTGCCATTAATTCTTTAATATGCTCCATATTCTTATATTTATATTGTTTAAAGAACCTCCCCTCTAGGGGAGGACTTTTTAGTTTTTTCTTTGCTTGTAGAGCTTAGAAAGGTCTGCGAGTCTCAAATCAATCTGTCTCTCGTAATCGAAGACCAAGTCTTTCAGTTCGAGAAGAGCCTTGATTTCGTCTTCCTTTCTTTTAATTTCTTGCTCTAACTCTTTTTGTGTCATACGCTTAAAATTAAATTGTTAAACATCTAGTTATCTATTCACAATGCAAAGGTACATAAAATTCTTTTAATGACCAAATAAAACATAAACTTTCTTTTATGTTTAACTCATTTTTAACGTTTGGGTATGAAAAAGCCCCGATGCGCTGCTGCACCGGGGCTGATATGTTATTGTTCGCCTTTCTGATAAATTGGCGGAATCTTATTCAATACGAATACCACAGCAAGACCGATAACGGTGGTTACGCCTATAAGTTCATAACCTTTCTCATATCATTACCGATGGCCTCCCAGTCCTTTCTCAGATCTGAAGCATTATCGCCCTTCAGATAATCGTTGAACAGGCTGTTGTCTCCGCCCAGTCTTCCCAGGCTAACCAACCCTTCCAGTAAATTATTAAGTATTCTCATATCTTTCTTATTTTTGAGTGTCCACGTTCTGTTACTAATTCTCATGGTGCAAATATACTATTATTTTCTGAACAGAACAAACGAAAGCGGGTATTTAACACAAAAAACTTAAAAATGGGAATGAAAAGCCCCGATGCATTGCTGCATCGGGGCTGATGCGCCACAAGGCTATGGCGACTTCTGTCTTATGGGGAACGATGACCCCAGCCTCATTATATTCTGTCCGCAGCCGCACGCAAGCGATTGGAAACATCGCAAAGTGCTCCACGGAGCATTACCTTCTCTTCTTCGGTGAAACCACCTACACCACCATTTCCGTCAATACCATCGAGCTTATGATAAAGCCATGATGCCGATTTACCGAAATAGGTATGTGCTATCTCGCGCCATGATACCGTCATCTGGATATCCTGTATGCGCTGCTTTACTGTGCTGTCCTTAGCCTGCTTCATTGTTACTTCCATAATCTTATGCTTTTTAATGCCCTCCCCGAAGGGAGAGCGTTGTTAATACTTGGTGTAATACTCTGGTGGCTCAATCATCTCATCAAACAGCTGCTGAGCGTACCATAATAACTGTGGGTTACCTCTAGGGTATGACTTCCGGAAATTTCTGATAGCTTCTATCAGTTCTTCCTCTTTTTCTGTTACTAAAATCTTCTTCATATCGTTTTATTTTAAGACAATGCAAAGATACTACTATTTTTCGTAGTAGCCAAATATTTTATACGAAAAATCGTAGTATTAATTATATTTAAGCTTTCTATTCATGAAAAGGTAGAAAATGAGCGGGAAAAAGTGTATCTTTGCAGAAAAGAAATGTTTCACCTATTAATATATATATAAGGTATGGAAAAGATAATAACCGGCAAGGTTCGCAAGAACCTGAGCGAGCACACAGCCCGCATCATCCTGGAGCGCTCAGACAGAATGGCAAGCAGCACGCTGGAGCAGCTCCGCAAGTCTACCGACCGCGCCTACACCATGACCGGGTTCCTGCTCACGGTGTTCATCGCCCTCACGGCATTCGTATTCTCCAGCCCATCTTTATGGCAGCTCTCTACCGCTGCTGTTCTATGGGCAGGCATCTTTATTGCGCTATACATTATGATAAACCAGGTTCTATGGATTCACCCTTTCAGGCATACAGGCAACGAGCCCAGGAACATGATACAGGAGGAAAACATCGACAGGCTTCTGAAGAATGGGCATAACCAGGAAGAGATGAACGCCATATACTCCGTCAATACCCTGCTCGATGCCATCAGCAATAACCAGGAAATCATCGACCGCAACAAGAGTATTCTTGCCAACCGCTGCGACCATATAGAAAAAGTAATGACGGTGATCAAGTGTACTGTTATTGTAGCCACCATCATCACCGTCATCTCGTTTCTAGCTTCCGCTCTGGGGATGTATCACGGTTCCGCCATTTGAGCGGTCGTCTCCACCTCCACGCTGAGGAATCCAGTCGTCATCGTCTGTTGGTCTCATAATCATAAAAAAGGGCTCGTGCATCCGGAGAGCAGTCCTTCAGCACGAGCCACACAACTGTATTTCTTTTCACTTGTTATGTACAAACTCTGCTCAATCTGCACACAACCTTAGTTCAATGTCATCATTACGCCTGCAAAGATAGCACTTTTATCTGGAACCATCAAACATTTTGCTGATTATTTTCAGAAAACAGCAAGAAAAAGCCCCGATGCATCTCGCACCGGGGCTTCCTGATAATTTTGATAACTTTATAAACTTGGAAAACCGTACTCTACAACAAGAACGATAGATTTCCATATGAGAATTAGAACACACGCTTGTGCAATGTTAGAAGATCATAACTGTAACTAATAATCATGAGTATAAAAAAGATACATCTAATATAAAATTCAGCCTAACTATACATACCTATAAACACATAAACTATTTCTTAAACATGATAATCATGGGATAAGAGAGCCGGGAGTGCGGGTTCTGGCCCACAACCGACAGGCGCACACCCTTGGTCCCATAGCGGAAGAAGAGGAACTTCTTCGGCACACGATGAACAATCATCTGAAGGGTATCGCGACTCTCGATATGCACCTGCATGCTGTCGCCCTCGATATCGCCCCGCAGGGTTATCCATGGATCGCTCCAGGAAACCGTCTGCGAGACGTCGGGCGGTCGGTAAAGACCGGAAAGACTTCGACTGCATGTATCGTGAGGAACCGGCCGGATAGCTGCCTTCACGTCTACCTTGGTAGTGGTAGAGGTTGTAGCTGCCGCCATGATCCGGCTGTTCTTTATCTTGAGTTCCTTCCTGTTAACGGCAAGGAGAGAGTCGGGGTTACGCTTTAGGTCAGACGTCTTCAACGTGATGGCTGACACGGAAGCCCTTGGCCTGCCTGACTGCGTCCGTCCTATCTCTACCCTGCCGTTGTGAAGGAGGATATCCTGATTCTCTCTTGTGCGCTCCGCTTCGCCCTGGTTGTGACACTCCTTGAATGCCACAACCAGGGCGAGCGGAATCAGCACTAGAAAAATAACCTTAATAAAACCTATAAACCTATTCACAACTTACAACAAATAACAACAAAACACTTAAAACTTATACACACTTCCGCTGGATCGTCTTGATAATCGAGGTAATGGTGGTGAGGTACGTAGGATCTGTAGCGTACTTGCACCCTACCCCGTCGCATATCTTCTGGGCAAACTTGAACGGGTCCTTGCGGTATGGCCAGGCATCCTTATAGCCCGACTTCTGGAAGAGACGTTCATGTTCCTTCAGGCAGTCGCCTACAGAGTCGAAATCCTTGAAGGCACGCATCACGGTATAATACCAGAGATTTTTGCCTGCTACCTTGCACACAGAGACGATGCGGTCTGGCTCCTTGAACTTCTGTTTAGGCGTCTTGAAGTATTCGTGAGTCTTCACCATGACGATATCTCCGTTCCATTGACTGCCCTTGGTAATACCGAAGAGGTTAGCCTTACCGATAACCCTTGCACCCCATCCTGTCTCAAGCATCGCCTGGGCAGTAACGAAGGCAGGATCTATTTCTGTTTTTGCCTCCACGGCCGCAGCATACACCTGACGGGCGAAGGCTAATTGAGTTTTACTTGCCATACCTTTATATATTATAATAATGTATACCTATGATGCATCATCGGGCGCATCTTTTTCTGAAAAGTTGATAGGCCCGCCGCCAATGTAATCTCCCTTGTCGTTGAAGTCCTTCATGCGTTTAACGAAGTTCCTCGGAAATATCGGGTATATAGCCTGTATGTTTTCAACAATGGAGAATATCTCGCGTACCATCATGAACACGCAGATATAGGTTCCTATCCATTGCATCGCGCCAACAGTAGAACCCTCCACGGTGGCATGACTTGCAAAATTACTCAGAATCATCAGGAAGATGTAGATTACAATCTTCTTCGTGAACCTGGAGAAGAAGGATTCGCTAGACGCATCCTTATGAATAAGATGTTTCCACACACCCAGGAAGGTATCGATAGAGACGGCTATCGCTATCCACTTGGCGAATTCCCAGTCCTGATACACATACTGGAACTCTTCCGACACAGCGGTCAGAGGGAGCGAGGTGATTGCTATCATCGGTATATTTCGTTTATATTGTTTCATAACATTTCGGCCTTATGTTTTTTAGACATTGCAAAATTACGCAAATATTCCGGATCCGCAAAGGACGCTAGCGCGCCATCTCTCGCGACATCCGGTGGACATCGAGGATATCTGCACCTGTGGCAGATAGCATGAGGGTCCAGCCGTAGCTCTGGAGTTCTGCAGATACGAACGGAATAATCTCGCAGGTAGTGATACTCTCCCGGTCCATCCAGTAGAGTCCTTCGGTCTCCACATCTGCCAAGATACGGGCATGAACCTTCGACAGCATCTGAAGGGTGCGGTCGTTAGCTATGACCCTCTCCAGCATATCAGAATTGTTGGGCAGTTTCATGGCTACCGTTACGGCTATGCGCTGGGTACATTGAAAACTCCGGCGCCCATCGCTCTGCATATCCACCTCTCCGTAATCTACGAACAGGAAGGAACCGGTAAGCTTATCGATGCGTTGCTTCAGTTCGTCGAACGACTGGCCGTAAACGTAGTTTTCTATTTCTGGAACCAGTTCTTTCTCGGGCATCTCCTTGATTACCTTGAGCACGGTAGCATATTCTTCCATACTGCTCTCGCCCTTGTTGGCAATACCCTTCGTAACTCCTGCAGTAGCAGGAAACTTGGCGAAATATTCGAATAAATCCAATAACATAGGCTTTTATAATTTTGTCGCAGAGAGTGTTTCCCTGCCTTAGTTATATAATCTTTTTAACTATCTCCAGAGGTAACCCTACCTCGTCCGCTATCTTGGCCAACTCCATACCGGTAGCCTTCAGGCTCTTTACTCCCTCGATGGTCTTCTTCCTGAGAATGCGGAGATAGGTAAGCACGTTCAGCTGTTCTACCTGCCGGGCATTACCCAATCCATCCTTGGAGAGATCGTAGAGCGCATCGGTTGCATCAGTAGTAATACTGCTGCCCTCCTTCGGTATGAACTTGGTAAGCAGGGAGAATTCAGTCTTCGAGAAGAGGAAATTATTTACTGCAGTAAAGTTCAGGGCTATCGCCCGGAGAGTATTGACAGGCAGTTTCTTGAACTTCAGAGCGAGTTTCTGCGCCTCTTCCGAGGAATATACTCCCTTATCGAAGTAGAGTATCGCAGCCAGCAGAGGAAGACTTTCCTCGCCCATATCGAGCAGCTGGCGCGCCTCGATATACTGAAGGGCCGTGAGCGAACAGGTGAGCGACTTGAAATCTGTATTGACCTCATAGCCATAATAGGCTTTCTTGTCGATAAAGATAATCGGCAACTGCTGCCGGCAGAAACAGAGATCGAGCACAAACTTGTCATCTTTCTCCTGGAAGATGAACGAGAGCTGACTGGCTATAGACATGAAGTTCTCCAGAGTTCGCTCATCGCGCTTAATCTTGTTCAGGTTCCATCCCTTCATGTAGCAGAGGAACAGACATTTCACGGCGCCTGGGGAAAACTGCCCACTCTCCATGAGAGAAAGCAGTTCCACCAGCTTCAGATATTGGTCAGAAGTGAGTAGTTCCCATGAATTCGGGATTTCATGCTCTATTCCGTTTGCTCTTACTGTTATCGTCTTTCCCATAAGCTTATGGCATTAAATACATATTGTCGTCCGGACGGTTCTCGGCAGAGAAGGAAAGAAAATCGTTCCCTTCTTGAGCATCGAGGAGCATATCCACATTATGCAGCAGATCTTCCACCTCCCCGTCTAGCTGTGTGGCGAGCTGTAGCGCACGGCTTGCCTCGTCGCTGCCTGAGCGGGTGGCGGTATTGTCATCGAAGAGGTTGCGGATAGTGGCAGGGAACTCCAGAATGTCGAAACGCCTGAGAGCCTTCGCCACGGTCTTCTTTACCAGGGCACGCTTGAGCATAGGCAGCGCCTTCTGGGCAAACTCGGCAAACGTCTGGTCTTCTCCTCCCTGTTCGAGCCGGTCGAAGTAGGCGCCTATGCTTTCGTCGAGCACTTCTTTTTGGAGAGGAACGCAACGGAAAAAGAAGAGATACGAGAGGTCGATAGGATAAATTTCATCGAATTCATCGGCAGTATCTACCTTCAGTTTACTGAGCATCTTGTAGTAATTGGTCTTGCGCCAGTCTTCCATGGCAAGACGGATATCGGCAGGATCATCGGCACTTATCTCTTCAGTAAGTTCGGAAATCAACGAATCCATCGCATTAAAGTAGTTCTCCATATAGGAGCGCTTCATGCCTTCCATCTCGTACTTGTAGAGATTAATATCGTTCTTCCTGCGGTTCACGGCATCGAAGATAATCTGAGTAGCTAGCGTAAGGTTCGCCATGGCAGCGCGGAGAAAATCCTTGATGCCACTCTCTTCTTCTTCGATGCTCACAATATCAGAGAACGTATTGTTGCCGATGATGGCAACAATACGCTTGCGCGCAGCTACGGCAGAACCCTGAAGGCTGTCGAAGTCGGCGCTTGTATCTGCACCAGGTGCGCAGTTGCAGAACTGCGCATAACTGGCGAAGAGTTGATTGAGTTGAAATTTCTTGTTCATGCTTGTTGCTGGTTAAGTCGTTGGGATGGTGTTATATCTTCCTGCCGTTGTGGAACCTCGCGGTAGAACCCTAGCCTGCAGCCCTGCTTGTAGAGTTCCGGGAAGTTCATGCGCAACGCCCAGTTGAGCGGTTCTGCGCAGACTTCGTCCTCTGAGGTGAGCGACATGATGTAGATGAGATAATTATAATAGGTATCACTTCCACTCTTCGAGATGACGCCATCCTTATCTACTGCAGATATGGCTGCATCGAGACCTACGGAAGAAAGGAGGGCTTGCTCGGTACGCTTGTCGTAGGAGATGAGCGCCTCGATATATTCCTTATACTTGAGGTCGATAGTCTCCACCTTCCACGACTGCTCGTGTCCCTGCGCATCCATGAATGAGATGGAAGAGAAACCTTTGCCCTGGTTGTCTGCACCTGACAAATAAGTGCTAAACTTGCGTACCTCGTCACGAACATACCGGACCATGCACGACTCCTTGAAGTCTGTACCAATATCGATGCCGTTGTACTTCAGCAACTCCATGCCCTTCGCCTTGCGTCGCTTGTTCTCCTCGCAGAGCTTGGTCATCTGGGTGCGCTTGCTCTGGATCCAGGCATTCGGAATAATGACGTGAACCTTTGCAGCGAGGGAGTTTTTCAGAAAACTGTTAATGTATCGGGCTGTCTTGTTACTACCTTGAATGTACGGACGAGCTCCCTGATGCGTCTCGTTGGCGCCATAGAATTCGTCTACTGATTTCTCTCTGTGATGAGAGATCGCAGCATACCGGTAGTTGTCAACTTCGTTAAAGCTGAACTTAGGATAAACCGAGTAACTCGATAAGCCATAGGAGAATCGCCCTACTACAACCTGTTTGAAGTCTCCGTACGAAATCAATTCTGAAGCAACATCCTGACGGGTAGTTGCTAATCTGCAGTAACGGTTCTCCATCGCCTCAAGCGCAGCCACCGGCTTACCCATACCTATCATCTTGCCTCGGGTGAAGCGCCACTTCACGAAGAAGTCGCCAAAGTAATAGAAGTTTTTGATACAGGTCTTGCAGAACTCCTCGACTGAAGGGATGCCGCGGGAACTCCAGGAGTCGAGCCATTCCATCACTTCAGGCTGTTCCTCGTACTTGCGTACCAGCTTACCGTTCTCAATAGCCTGCTTGTACACGGCGAGTCCGTGACCATAGAGCATTTTAATCTCCTTGGAATAGAGACGAGGGAGCAGTCGATTCTCCTTAATCTCCTTGGTCACTTCGTCGCATTGCTGGTTGTTGTAGCCACGCATCAACACCTGATATCCCTGTATGCCCAGATAGTGATGCTGCTGCATCCAGAACGTACCACCGAATGGAGACTCCAGGAGTGGTGACTGGAAGAGCTGGTCTGCACCAAAGATGGAGTCGCCTTCACCTAGCTGGAAGGTGAAGGTATTGCCATCGGCAAGGTAGATGCCGGCGTTGCCATACATATCAATTTCGTATTCTTTCATAACCAATTATAACCAATTTATTTTGTGAAGTTTAAATCCGTCTTGAGGGAAGCCCATGTACCTGATGAGGATTCTATAGCACATCTTTGGATCTCCATCTTCGTCTGTAAAGAGAAGGTAGTTCTCTCCATCGATGGCGAACCGCTCCTTCGGTAACTGAGTTCGATACTTGCAATGCCGGCGCACCAGAAGCTTTGCGCTCGCCTCACCTCTCGCCCTGGAGTAAGGAAAGAAAACCAGAGTGAACTCCCCATCGGGCAGCTTGCTGATCTCTCTGGCCCACTGGAGCGCCGTGACGCCATCCATGATGATATTCTTACTTGTCTTGCTCATAATGATGCGAAGATAGTGAAAAATTATTGCCCTGCAAAAGACCGGCTACACCTGTTCCCCGTCATATTTCCGAGAAACGTAAGGCCTGCACCTCTCTTTCCTTTCCCAGCGGTGCGTGCACGTTTGGGTGAGGTGTTTTTGGGAGTTTTTCTCCCAGCCGGTCCGCTTGGGCTGATTATCAGCATTTTAGCATTTATACCCTTTCATTTTCCGTAAATTATTGATATGCCCGTGAAAATTATTACTGCAGAATTGCAGCATTATTCTTCGTTTATATCTCGAAATTGTCCGGTAAATCGGTAGGATATGTACTTAATTCCGCCTTCACGGCATCAGAATAAAGGCCGTAAAGTAGGTAAATCATCGCAGAAGGCAGCTGCGTGGTGAGTCCTGCCTGATTCTTCAGTTGCTGTTTCTTCTCTGAGCTCTTGTCCAACTCTATCTTGCCGTCCGTTTTCTTCAGAGGTGATATCATGATGGCAGAGCAGAGGTTCTTGCACTCGTTCTCGTCGATACGGATGATAGGCAGGAGCGGACTGCGTTCACCAAAGAGCATCTGGCAGAGCTTGAACTGCTGCCAATGGTAGATGGTAGGCGCATCTTCATTATAGAGTATCACCATGAAGCCATACGACTCCATGGCTGCCTTCAGGTTGAGCGAGTCGGTAGTTATCTGTTCCCGTTCCTCCCTGCGCTTGTTACCTGCACGGTCTGGATAGAGATAGATGGTCTTATTGACTGCTGCGGATCCGAAGAACTGGTGCACCTCTGCCACGAGGTCGTTGTAATCCTTTGGCAGGAAGGCAAAGAACTCCTTAATGATGTCGAGACGCCTGCCGTAATCTTTCTTCTGAGCAACGATGAGCGACTGGAAGTTGCCAGGATCATAGCCCATGTAGAGCGGTTCCTGAGGGTCGTAATGAAGAAGATACTCTGCCGTGAGGATAAACCTATCCTTCAGATTCAGGCGAAGGATGGACTCATACTTATAGCTATCCTTGAACTGATGCTTTACGTGGTCGTAGTTGATAAAAAACTTATTGGTTACCTCCTTGTGGCGGATGGCGCAGATAGCCGTGAGGAACTCATCCGTATCAAGAGTGTCCAACTGAGTTTTGAAGAACTTCGGTCCCAAGATATCCTTATTGCAGAAAGAAGATGCGCGAATATAGTAGATGGCATTACGGCGCATATCTGCCAGTCGAGGTTTCCATCTCGCCACGAAGGCATTAAGTTTTACAGACTCCAGTCGCATCTTCTCCAGGAGAACAGGATCCTTAGAGTCTCGTTCCTGCTGCTTGAGCACGAAGAGACGATATAGACTTCTATTGACTTCTAGCGACACGGTAGCAATCTCCTCGATAAGTTTCGGGTTCACCTTCTTTTCATAGTCCTCAAACCAGTCATCTTCGCCGAGGTCGACGCGAGCCGTATCACTCACACCCGTAACACCCTCATAATAAGCAGAACAGCGCACATTGGCTGGACCTCCACGTAAAGACGGGAACAGGCGGGTCTTGAGTTTCTCTCCGCTGTTGTGCTTCATCTCCTCCACAAAGGCGTGCACGGCATTTCTACCTGCCACGGATTCCGGCTGGTCGCTTGATACCAGCTGGAGGTGGGCGCCATTGCGAAAGATTACGCTATGCTTGGCATACGCTATCGGGTATCGGGGCTTCCGGAAGTGGGAAGGCAGCGTACTCTCGCCTACTACATAATCAATACCATATTCCAGCATGGATCTCTGCTGCCCGTTCACTACTACCTGACGAGAGAAGTATGCCTGGATGTTAGGCCAGACGTTGGTCATCAGCGCCACGTAGGTTTTATGAACCAGAAAAGATAGCTCCCCTGGCATATCGTTGGCAACGCGTATCAGGCGAGGACCAGTCACACCTTCGGTCTTACCTCCGGCACGGGCAACCTCGGCAAAAAGCATGTTGGGGTCGATGATGTTGGCAAGCAGCTGCATGTTGTTCATGTAGTAATGCTCGAATTCACCGATAGTATTATCATTCAAAATCAGTTGGCTCATCGCTCAAATCCTCCACTATTTCCGCTTCCTGAATATCAGCATCACGAAGCAATCGTTTCTTTTCTGAACTCTCGATAGGTAAACCATCGATGAGAGATATGTAAAAACCGCGGTTGTACTTGCCGGCAATTTCCTTGAGGTTCTTTTTCTGAAAACCTAGCTCTTCCGGGGTAACCTCTGGTGTAATGAGGAACACAACTCCGAGATCTCTATCTGCCTCTGCCTGTTCGGACGCACGTCTGCGGCATTCCAGGGCTTGATCCATACAGGCTTTCTGCATTTTATAGTCACGCTTGGCAGAGCAGAGCTTGGCAAGGTCCTCGTACTTGTTGGCAAAATCATTTTCCCAGACTTTTATGGCCACATTGCAATCTACATTAAAATAAGATATTGCCTGATTGATACGAGTCATACAGGTGCGCACATCGAGGGATATCTTCTGCTGCGAAGCAATACGCTGTTTGAGTTTGCGAGCGCCACGGGTAATATTACGTTCATACTCGTAGATTTCGACTGCCCATTGCAGCTGCTTCAGAAAGGTCTGCACATCCTCTGGAATGCCTTTACCTTCACCTGTAGTCAGGAAGGTGGTAATAAGGTCCGGATGAACGCTCTCCAGTTTTTCTATCTCGCTTTTCATACGCCAAACAACTCCTTTCTAAGTTTCAGTTCTTCGCGATCCTGCATCCGCTCATTCAGTAGTTTGATGGCATCGAGGTCGCCGTTTGCTGCCAACTCGGCTATCTTCTCGTCTGCCTTGAGTTGAGCCTGCTCTAGTACACCTCCGTTCTTCACCATCGAGACGCAGGTTTCTGCAATCTTCCGTAATTCCGTCTTATCCATCTTATCTATCTGATTTATCTGATTTGTCACTATATTGTTCCATTACCATCTTGAACATACGTTCACGTTCCTGATGACGCTGGAGGTTCTCACGGTCGCTGGCACGTTTGTCCTTGCGATCATCTCTTTTAATGTAGCTCTTATAGCGCTTGATATTATCGAGCACGTTCTTGTGTTTATGAAGAAACTCGGCAGGATCCTTCTTGAAGAGCTTTACGAGTTCATCGAATTCCGACTTGCCCTTCAGTAATGGATGCTTATATAGAAACTTTCCGGTATCGTTGTAAGCCTTCAGTTCTTCGAATGCCTGAAGGTTACGGATGCGGAGTTCTGCCATCGCAGCCACATCATTCGCCTTTGGTTTCTTATCCAGGAGTTCGTCGAGTTTCTTCATCTTTCGCCAGGTATTGATGCGGTCGTTATAGATGACGGTTGCCATCTGCACGTCCTCATTATAGAGGTTATCCCAGTCGATGTTAGGATATTCCTCTTCTTTTTGAACTACTTTTTTTTTGAGTCCTCGCCAGGGTCGGCAGTATCAGGCTGTTCTGATTCCTGCTGACTTTCACCTTCAGGAGTCTCTTCTTCGGTTGAAGTATTACTTGAACCATCTGCAGGTTCCTGCTCTTCTTCAGCTGAAGTATTACTTGAACCGCCTTCCGGTCCCTGTTCTTCCCCTGTTGAAGCATCACTCGAACCATCTATAGGTCCCTGTTCTTCCCCTGTTGAAGTATCGTTTAATTTCTCGAAATAGATTCGATGATCTACGATATCTCCTTCATCGCACTCATCCAAAAGGGCGTAGAGTATTTCGTCTGCATAACGTTTCGGGTCACGGGCAAAACGAGTAAGTTTAGGATGGCGAGGGTTTACGTCCTCCAGGAGAGCAAGGTCGGCTTCAGCGTGCCCGGCTCCTCTGAGTTTATTGAATAATTGCAATTTTTCTCTTCTACTAATCATACCTTATATATATTATAAAAGGTGCGCCACCTCTTGTGGCGACACACCTTAAAATTAACTAATAAACTAAATAAAATGAGAAACGCTAAGAAATTGCTGTCTTGCCAGTTGAAGAGCCTGAAGCCGCATTCTGTTTTGTGACAGGAGCCTGGTCTGAATGAGCGGCAGCCTCGGCAGCTGTCACACCAAGAGGATCCTCAGCATACAGGCAAGGAAGGTCTACAGATGTACGCTTGAAAGTAAAGGTGGTGTATCGGCCATCCTTATCATCCTTAGTCTCTGTATTGTTGAGAATCATGGGGCGCTCAGGTTCGCCGACGATATACCATTGTGTATCCTTTACATGCTTATAAAGAATAATAAACTTACCACCAGCATACTGCTCAATGAAGTTATAGAGATCCGCGCGAGTACCACCCATGATGATTACCAGGTTATTTTCACCAGACGTCGTGATATCTCCCTTCTCTGTCGTAGCCGTAAATGTAGGAATATCGTGCGCATCGAAGAGATATGCCTTCAGGGTGTCGGCGGCAGCCGTCTTAAACGGCATTGCCTTGACCATGCGGTCTTTATCCGGCTGAGGGAAGGCCTTCGACAGGTCAATTAAAGTTGTAGGAACCAATACTACCTGGTAAGCGATTGCAGAACCATGTGTATCCCGGTCTGTCACATCATCAATAGATGTCAGCGCAACGAACGAAGCCATAGAGACTCCTGTGCCACCTATACCGAAGGTAGATGTAGGATCAGCTAACATCTGCAGGAGCGAAACGATGCCGAGCAGCATAATGAGCGTCATGAAGAGAAGACGGCCCTTATGCTGGGCATAATGATAACCCTTGTTAGGGTTATAAGTACGAGAACGTACTGGAATATTGTTTTTCTTCATAATTTTTTCTGAAAATGTAGGCGAGGTACGCCGTACCCCACCTACGAGTTAACAATATATATATAATAAGGACTAACGGCCACCAGGAACATTAGGCTGGACAGCCTTGTTAATGGTTCGCTTGCCACCTACACGACGTTCGAGCTCACGGAACTTCTCGTCCTTACCGAGAATGACCATGATGTAGTCGCCAACCTGACTAGGAGTCCATGCTGCGGTAATATTCGCAAACTTGTCGCTCTTGCCGATGGTAAGCTGATGCTTGGTATCATCCTCGCCAATCTCGATACAGTAAGCTACGCCAGCCTTCGCATTCGTGATATCCTCGATAGCGGTTGCTGTAGTAGTAGCATCTGTAATCTGCCAGAAGCCGTTTGCACCGTTGACCTCTGCGCCAATAACAGTTGCAGGGAGGTTGGTGAAGATCTGCTGGAACTCGTAATCGTTGGCATCCATATCAGCCTTGTTATCAAACTTGCGGCCAGTAAAGGCTGCGCCACAACCTTCCTTCCAGGTACTCCATGCGCGAACCATCTCCATCTGTTCCTCCATCTTCACGGCGAACATCTCGCCAGGGAGGTTCTCGACAAACTGGATATTGCCAGGGACATCCATGAACATCCAACAAGACTTACCCTCGTATGGGAGCCACTTAATCTGAATGGTAGAGTCTGGGACACGGTTCTTATAGCCGTTAGGACCGGTGAAGTCCTGATCCTTACCATAAGTCTCGCGGCAGTTAGCAAGCCACCAGTCAATATGGTTCTCGTTGAGATAGAGAACATGGTTATCGATGGTCATACCCTCAGAGAGGTGAGTCTTAACGTCGGTAATGAACTCCTTAACCGCATCCAGCATATTAGCTGATGTATAAGTATTGTAGCTCTTGTTGGCGAATGGCTTGATGCTGTAATCGTGGATATAGCGAAGCAATGTGTACCAGATACCTGTACCTGCATTGAGGTAGCTTGATGCCTGACCAGTCTCTGGCTTTACATAGATACCGCGCATACGACGCTGGTTCTGCTCGTCCTGAGCCTTCTTCAGAAGGTTGAGAAGGCAGAATTCAACCATAGACCACTTAATAGGGTCAGAGCCTTCCTTGTTGAGATAGGCGATATACTTACGCTCAAGTTCCTTCATTGGGCCGAACTTAACCTTAATCATGGCGTCATCGACATAGCCCATCTCGTTCTCAAGCTGCATGCCACCCTTGTAGATCTCACCCTCCTGGTAGCCCTGAGATACCTCATCGAAGAATGCGTTGAAGAGAATGTCGCGATCCTGAACACCATAGCGAACAGGGAAGAACTCTGTAAGATTACGAAGCTCAAGGATTCGGGCAATAAGCGCATCCTGGCGAAGGATAACAAACTGGTCGCCCAATCCGGCATTATCCACGCCTGAGTAATTAGTAGCGAACTGGCCAGAAGCGAGTGCTTTTACATTGCCGAGCTCGTTGCGTACCTGGTGATACTTGTAACGTTCCTGGAGTGATCTCGCGAACGCCATCGCCTCAGAACGGAAGGCCTTGCCGTCTGTCTCCTCATCCGGCTTAGAAGATAAGGCAACCTCAGGGTTAGCAACAATACGGTTCCAGCGCTTTTTCATATCGAACATTGAATGCTCGATACCAAAGAGATAGTTGACGTTTGTCTCGAAACCGTTGATAGGAATAGAAGGAGCAGTAACATGAGCAGCAGGCTTGTCGTCTGCTGTACTATTAGCCATCTTTACCATGTTCTCAGCAAGTGTATTGACTGCTGCTGAGAGTCTCTCGAAGCTGACGTTCTGCTGGCTGTTCTCGTTTTTCTTTCCGTCGCCATCATCATCGCCTTCGCCACCTCCATCGCCGTCGGGATCATCATCCTTTGACTTGTTAGCTTTAGAGACGATGGCATAGAGCTCATTGATCTGCTTCTGATGTTCCGCCTGCTCGGCTGCACTATTCTCCGCAGCGAGGTCATCCATGAGCGTACTCTGGTACTCTTTCTGGTATTCCTCGCAAAGAGTCTTGTACTCTTCCGCAGTAAGACTCTTGTTCTCGAATTTCTTGACGAAACCAAGCTTCTCGAGAACTTTGTTAAGCTTTGCTTTGAAATTCATAAATCAATCATTTAAATATTAAAACAATCAAACAAAAATAATATATTAGCTAAATCCGTAAAGGCTTTGCGTCCCCATATAGGCCTCTCCCAGTTGTGCCACCTCCGCTATCGCCTCCAGTAAGGTGCGCTTACCATCAATGAGACCGACCTCTTCGGCTGGAGCGGTATACAGGCTCTCGCCCTGAAGTACCGGAGCATCATCATCCAGTTCTGCCAGTTTGGAACGCTGAGATCTCACTTCTCCCAGGAACTGTTCATTCATCGGATCAAGAACATTCTTAACATAGTCTTCAGACTTACCGTCCTTCAGGTCCTCAAAAATCTTATTCTTCCGGCTAGAATTGGTAGCCTTCGCGACAATTTTCTTCAGTCCCAACTTCTCGAAGTATGGTTCGAAGTTCCAGAATGAACACATGGTTCCAATGCATCCTACGAAGTCATGGTTGGTGGTAGCGTAGAGTTTCTGCCCGTGGCAGCCGATATAATAGGCTGCGGATGCACAGTACTCTTCGTAGATGGCAAGAATCGGTTTCTTCGCATTACGGAGAGTCTCGCTCAAACGGTCCATGTACCACGCCTCTCCTCCAGGAGAATTAATATGAAGGAGATGTGCGGATATCTGCGTATTATTCTCCGCAGCAATGATGTCCTGCTCCAGCTGTTTGGATGAGAAGTACCAATAGCTGTTTGCAGTCACGACTCCGAATACACGATGGTATGCGATTGTACCATCATTCAGAGATGGCGAATCATATTCATCCGTGAGCTGAACATCCTTCGTCTCTTCTCTCTGTGATGCCTTACTGGATATCGCCTGCAGCGCTTCGTGGGTTTCGTACTGATAATATGTATGAGTCTTGAGATATTCCCGAATCTCAGGAATACTCATCGCCTGTTCGGCTTTTTTCTGTTCGAAGCTTACCACCGTGCCATTCGACGGGAATGCAGCTACCATCAGCTGACGGTAGGCATCCTCAGTAATCCATAGAGGTAGAGTGGAAAGCAGAAGGGTCTGTATTTCGTCCATCTTGATTAAGTTTTCCACAAAGGTACATATATATAATAGGTATATAAAAGACCTTAAAACAATGGATTTGCAAGCATTTTACACTTTACGATAAGCTTTGCCTTATTCAGATGCCTGACGAGCTGAACCTTCGCCGGTATTGTTTTTGTGCCTATTGCATACGTACGTGCGCCAGGAAGTCCAACACTTGCGAGCGTAACGATAGCGCTGCGAGGAACCTTTAGTTCGTTAAAAATGCTCTCCTCCGCTATATCAACAATAAATGTCTTACCACAATCCCAGTATACACCTCCATTTTCTTCAGTCATCGAAGGTTCGAATGTGAACGGATCGGCGCTGAGGACGATGCTTCTTTCCATCCCTCCGAGATAGGAAATCATTAAAAGACAGGAAAACTCTTTCATTATGTTAAATTTTAGAGTGATTATTGCTAATTTTTGAGTGACAGAAATTTGCACTCAGTATGTGTTAAAAATAATTAAATACCCCGTTTTTTTTGGTATTTTCGAGGTGTTTTCGGAAAAAGCCGTTGGCGGTAGCGATAAAAGTTCTTCAGGAGCGCATCGGGCGATATAGACCTCAGAGAGTATCTCCTGATGAAATTGTCTACCACATCCTGGTTCCGTAACGGCCTGCCCAGCTCTTCATTCTCAATCATGAGTCGGTGAAACTCGAAATTGAAGAGAAGTCGAATATGCTCTTCTATTTTTTTCGCCGCATTACTGGATAGATAATTGAAGTAAGCCGGATCCTTACCAGGATGTCCATCCATCCTTGAGCGCCGTGAAGGCAGATATATCTTGAGATTACAGTCTTCCATGACATCATGATGAGAGTCGGGCTTAGCCATACAATTCCACACCACATAATACAGATCTGTGGTGTATGGTATTTTTACTCCGCCTGTTTCTGGCTCAATTTCTAGCTTTTTCTGAATATACTCTGCCAGATAGGGCTCTATTCTGACAGATGCTGTTCGTTTCAAGAGACGTTTTTTTCTTTCCATATCGTTTATGCTTATTTTTGCTTCCTACCGTCCTACAATCCTACAAATTATAGGCTTACGAATGCAAAGATACTAAATTTCAGCGAGTTACACAAATTTTATCAAACATATTTTCGTCCTACACACTCATTTTTTAGCCTCCTACATGTCCTACAATCCTACAAAATGGGGTATTCTGTAGGACGAAATCTCCAAAAGAGCCAAAATGTAAAAATTTCCTATTTCCTACAACGTCCTACAATCCTACAGCATTTCCTACAAAACAACAAAAACACAAAAACACACATAACATACTGATAATAAGATAAATAGATAATATTAATAGTTTGAAAAGGAATGCATTTGTAGGATTGTAGGATTGTAGGAAGGCATTTTTCTGAAAATGATTTTCAAAACTTCGTTTTCTCGGTTATTTTTGTAATTTTAGGGGGTACGGGGGATTTTTCGCATCTGTGACACACGAATATGTAAAGAAATACCCACGCTCACCCTCCCGGGTTTACGTGGGTAAAAATATGCAAAATTCAACTCAATTTTATGCGGAAAATCTTTGGTTTTCTCGAATATTTTTCGTATCTTTGTATCGTTAAATTGGGGTATTGTATACCTAATATAAGGCATCATCTCGACTCTTATCAGAACGGTAAATCACCATTCTTGCCTGCATCTGCCTCGTCAAACGGAAGGGAACCTGGTCTGGATTGCTTGGCATCTGTATCAGCTCCTTTTTGGGGTTCTGCTGCACTCTGTGCTGCCTTATCAGATGATGTGCCATCTCGTCTGAAGTCGATATTGTACATCTCCATAAACTTGTCGTAATCGATGATAATAGCACTCGTAGATGTAGAACGCTCCATGCGCACTCTCACCATCGTTTCCTGGTCGTCCTGTTTGGCGACCTCGACTGTCTCCTCCCAGGTAAACCTCCTTGAAGGAACGGTTCCAATATATGATGGATGAGAGCGCAAGTTTTGTTCGAGCGTAGATAACGTTGTGTTCTCGCTATTATATCCGCTTCTGTCGTAGATGGAATATACGCTGCTCAGGCGCAGAAAGAGGATATGAGTGCCAGGATCGAAACCAAACGTCTTCTTGTCGCCATGCGAATCCTTACCGGTAACGCTCTTAGGCTGTTCGATGAGCATCTCTCGGCCAATGAGTACCTGTTTGGTATCTATCATGTTGTTCACAGCGTTGAAGAACATAGCAAGTTTGTCCGTGCTTCGGATCAGAGATAACTGGAACTTAATCTTCTCCTGCACTAGTGCAAAAAACTCGCCGTAGGTAAACGGCAGTTTAAGCTTGGAATATTGCTCTACGAGCTTCACCATGCCGAGGAAGAGAGAAGCAGTCTTCATGAGTCGGTCCATCTCTCCGGAATTGATTACATCACTCTTGAGCTCGCTGTATGCCTCCTGCTTGAGAGCACGGAAATGATCCATGACTGCAGGCCTGAGTGATAATACTTCCAGTAATACGTTTGATAGCCCTATATTCTTCTCTATATTCTTGAGTTCCTCAAACAGTTTGGTCTCCTCTGGGGTTCTATTCTTAGGCTTAGGAACCTCGCAGATGATGACACGACTCATCAGGGCATTGTCATCTCGCTGAGGGGTCTCCTGGCCACAGATAACCACAGGCGCAAATACCTTATCGTTCTCGATATCCCTTCCCGAGGTTCCACGGCGTTTCTGTTTTCCGTCTCCATCGTACACGATACCCTTCAGGGCCTGAAACTTTGTATCTGAAATATCCTTATTATTATACTCATCGAGTACGACAGGAACATCACGGAATGTGCCCATGATGGTGCTCATAGCCGCATCAGTACCTGTATTGAGGTTGAATATCGGAATAGTCGGGCTTATAAACAGAGAACGGATTGATATTGCAATCTGAGTCTTACCTGAAGACATCGGGCCCATGAAGAACGGAGCCGTAAATAGTCTGTCTAGGCAGTGGATATTACTTCTGAAGGCGCACATCAGCGCGAAAACGATTGCCCATTTTCCGTTGTCATTGATCTTATATACCTTGTCCATCAGCGAAGCCCATTGCTCGAACGTGACTTGCTTGTTAACGGGTATGTCTTCGTACACGAGCTGGGATATCAATTCGTACTTGTCAGATTGTCTTCCGGATCCGGCGTATATGGTAGAGAAGGCAGGGAGGTAGTAATTCATGTGATTATGAGTCACTACGCCTAGTTCGTTAACCTTCTCGAACACATATTTTCCGTTCTCATCTTCATGGGCTATGCCGTTGGCGAAGGCGAAAAACTGCTCATCGGTCTTTCTGCTCATTCCTTCAGACTGCTGGTTGCCGTACGTCTGGATTTCTCTGCATTGAACGAAATGGCGGCTCATATACTCCTTGATGCGCCTCCATTGCCACTCTTCACCATCCGTAAAGTTCACGCCTTCGTAGTTGATAAGAACATCCTCGATGGTACTCATCTTCTTCAGGGAACTAGAAAGAACCTCGATATATAATGGCTTGTCGAAATATCTACGATTAACCTTCAGCACTCGCTTATTCTGCTCAAAGTCTTCATTGAAGATATGGAGGAGAGGAACCATGTAGAAGTCGGCCACCTGCGAGAAGCCTCGCCCGTTCTTGTTCTGGAACATGTAGCATACCGGTATACCTTGCTTGTTCAGTCGAGGATAATACTTGCACTCGCGAAACATCTGGGCATACTCGCCTTCCCTCGCATAGCTAGGAACCTCATCTCCGTCGAAGTCGTCATCATACAGATCGTCTTTCAGGGCATTCGCTTTCATGACGTTCTTCCGTTTGTTGACGAACGGCTTACGGATCTCATCGAACTGGCCCTTGGATAGCCCTAATTTACTGCAGTAATGATTCTTGTTGACAGTTATCACGGTTTCCTCAGCATAGCTGGTCAGTTCGATACATCTGGTAATGATCGGGACCTTGTCGCCCAGGAAACCAGACAGTAAATCTCCATGTATACGTATATAGAAGTCTATGAAGGATTCTACTTTATCCTCGTGCATGACTCTTATCTGCGAGATTCCTGCCTTGAACATCTCGACCAGGGCGGAGAGATAGCTGCTATCATCGCCCGTTGTCGTATCTATGCTGCAGCCTTCTTCAGTTGTGGCCAGATAGCAGCAGATCCGGCGGAGGTTCTGGATATCGGTAGCCGACGGAACGCCTGCTACGTACACAATCGGATTATCTCCGTAAGACTCCATGAACGTATCGATAGAAGATGTCACGATAGCAGGCTCGTTATTTCTCAGATTATCCTTCAGCTCATCAAGTCCAAAAATACCCTGTTGCATATCCTCTTTCTTGAGACCCTCGGCATTACGTCGGATATCCCGAACTTTATCTTCCAGAATAGTCATCTTCGTATCGAAATCCTTAGTCATGCTCTTCATATATTCAAGACGCAGTCCGGCATCCTGCACGCATGCTACTAGATTAGCGATAGTATTCATGGCTGAAGCGATTGTAGCCTCGTCCCTGCATCCGCGAGGAACCAGCATTCTTTTCATCGCCTTCGGAAATGTTTCGGTTGCATCGATTAATTTCTGTTTTACGCCATCCTTACAGAGCCGGCCGTAGCTGTCTGGATCATATCCCTTCGGCAAGCGAACGCACCTGACGCTCGCTCCTGCCGTCAATAACAGTTCACTATTCTTGACAGCAGCCTTAATCCCTGCGCTGTCCGCATCGTAGATCATCACAACAGACTGGGTAAAGCGCATGATGAGTTTTACCTGGTCATCGGTAAATGCTGTTCCAGATCCACCGATAACGTTTTCGACCCCATATTTATGTAGAGTGACAACATCGAACTGCCCCTCTACGAGATAAGCGAAACCCTCTTTCGCTATCGCCCTTTTCGCTTGAAACAATCCAAAAATATGTCGACCTTTTCTGAAAATGGGCGTCTCTCCGGTATTGACGTACTTGCCAATTTTATCATTCGGAGTGACAATTCTTCCGGAAAACGCAACGACTCTTCCAGACACATCGTAAAACGGGAACATCACGCGGTCTCTGAAGAAGTCATAGTTTCTCCCGTCTTGAGACTTACCTACGACTCCAACATCTTCCAATATCTGCAGACTGTACCCATTCTCCACGAGATACTTCATCGCTACATTACCATTCGGAGCATAGCCCACTCCATATTCTGCAAGCACCTTATCTGTATAATCGTAACCGCGTTTTTTAAGGAAGCTCTCCGCTTGCGAGATATTGCCCTGGTAGAACTTTGCGGCAGCAGCAATGGCTATACGGCGAGATTCAAGCAATTTATACGCAGCGTTTTCTTCCGGAGTAGATTCCTGCTCCGGAAACTCAACATCAGCGAGCTTGCAAGCTATTCGCAATGCCTCGTTAAAAGTTATCTGGTTGTATTTCTGCAGAAAGTCCAGAACGTCTCCATGCTCACCACACACGAAACAATGGTACGTCTGTCTAGCCTTATTAACCATCATCGAAGGATGACTATCATTATGGAACGGACAGATACCCTTATAGTTAATGCCCGCCTTCTGAAGATTAATATAGGCGCCTATCACATCAACAATATCAAGTTTACTCTTGACATCGCTAATGAAGTCTGAGTTGATTTTCATATTTCTCATTTTGTTTAGTCGAACAGATTGAGCTGTAGAGAATCGAATGCTTCAGATATCGTAATATTGAAGTATGCTGCCACAGCTTTATACTCTTCTGGTTTTATAGCCTTACGGCCGAAGAAAATATCCCAGTATCTCACCTGGTTAATACCAGTCTCCTTAAAAAAGAACTTGCTTGGATGAAAGTCCTCAAGATGACGGAAGCGATACTCAAGCAACTTCTTCAGGCGATTTTCTTTAACAACCTGGTGTTTGTCGTCTAGTCTATGTCGAAGAGCGTACAACCGCACGGCCATGACGGAACGGTTGAGATGGATGGCCATATTCTCAAGGCTCATTCTCCCATAATTCTCTACCAGGTATGCTATCTCATTTTTAGTCCATTTTTTATTACTCATAGTCACATATTGGCTTATTTATATATTCGACATATCTCTTTAACCTAAGGCAGAACTGGCCATTAATGCAAGCCCTGCCTTCTTTGCAAATAACGCATTTCTCAGACATAAGCTATTTTGTTTTTATATGCTCCAGGTAATATGCTGCCACCTGTGCTAGTGATCTTAGCTGGAGCTTAGCCTTAATATTCTCCCTATGTCGTTGCACGGTTTTGACAGATATATAAAGCCGGTCTGCGATCTCCTGTGCGCGCAAGCCTTTAGATATAAGTTCCACTATATCTAACTCACGATCAGTAAGCTTAGAGTCTAGTTTAGGCTTACAGATGACACCCTCCATTCTGCATTCGCCACGTAACGGACACTTGACTTCCTCAAAATGAAAGAAACCGTCTGCATCGATATCAGGAGTATGTGCATCATATTCGCCGAAATTACATCTGCAGAACCTAGATACAATGTTGAATTCATACACCTTGCGATTTAGTTCGCTCGCCGTATACTGGTCACACAGAGCTCTGAAGGCTTGAGGGTATCTAGTTTTGATTAGGTCTAGCATCTCCTCGATAACTTCGCGGCTGTCGGCTGTAAGTTCCTGGACAGGTTTGCTAAGTTGCTTATACATAACATCACCTTCTGGTGTATTGTAAAACTCGACTGACTCCATACTTACTCCTCCGGAAAAAGTTCGCTCTCTTGCATACCTAGATAATCAGCGACTATTCCTCTGCATAGAGCGTTTGGTTTTGACTTGCCTTGAATCCATCTGTAGACGGAATTATTAGATACCTTGCATTTCTCAGCAATTTCTCCCACTATCCCACAACGTGGGTATGGAAGACTTTTCATGTACTCACTAAAACCCATATTTTTTAAAATTTTTGTTTGAAATCATCATTATGTGCGATATTTTTTGTATATTTGCACCGTGAGAATTATTATCACGCTGCAAATATATAACATTTCGGTGATACAACCAAACATTTCACTGATTATTTTCATATTTTTCAGCATTTTGTTTGAATTTTATAGATTATGAGTACAGAAAAAGAAAAAGAAGTAACAGAAACTATCAATGAGCGCGTGAACAGCATCATTGAAAAAGAGGGTCACACCATTGCTACATTTGCCAAGAAGATTGGTGTGCCATGGACAACGATTAAGAACATCGTATCTAGCAGAAATGCTCCTAGTTACGATATTATCGTTAAGATCATTAACGCGGTAGATTGGGTTGATGCCAACTACCTGGTAATGGGCGAAGAGCTAACGAAAGGCAATCAGGGCAACCTGTTGACAATCGTTGAGAGACAGCAGAAGACTATCGAGAGCCAGCAGAAGACTATCGATAGGCTTACCAAAAAGATATTGGAGAACTAAGATTTAATTGCACCGATTTTGCGTAAAACGAGTTATTTTATCAAACATTTGTTTTACAGTAATCACACAACTGTTTGAGTATCTGTAACTTGTTTGATACGGAACTCGGTGCATTTTCGGTGTTGTGTATGTAAAAACCAGAAAAGCCCTAGTTGATTATCAGGCAATTATAACGTATCATGTCGGCATATAAAATCATCATTTTTTTGCTCATTTTCCTTTTTTTTATTATCTTTGCCTTAAAATTAATAATTGAACTTTCGCATGTGGTTCAAGTACGGGCTAGGGGCTTCTGCCCTTTACCTTTGCTTTACCCTTCGGCCAGCGATTTTCAATTCCCTTCGGCCGGTGACCGTTGGTTCAGGGCGTGTGGGCAAAACTTGCGAAAGTTCAGTAGATAACAAAATAAAGAACGAAGAATTTCATTGAAATAATCTGATGGAAACAGAAAGAATTTTACTTCGATATTGGCAGGAATCAGATGCAGAGGCGCTCTTCAAGTACGCCTCCGACCCTGACGTAGGACCACGTGCTGGATGGCCGACACATAAGTCTGTTGAGGAAAGTCGGGAGATAATCCGGACATTCTTCCATAATGACACGACATGGGCGATTGTGTTGAAAGAGACTGGCGAAGCTATCGGCTGCATCGGCTACTACACCCATGAAACCAGCAACATCCCTATTGGAGGAAACGACTGCGAGGTGGGCTACTGGGTAGGAAAACCTTATTGGAACAAGGGAATCTGCACCGAAGCCTTGAAGCTGATGCTTGACTACTGCATCAACGAGAAGCATTTCGAAAACATCTGGGCAGACCATTTCACAGGCAATCCTGCATCAGGAAGAGTCATGGAGAAATGCGGTTTCGTCGATAC